GAAGGATGGCGGTGCGTGGCGTTGCCCTTTGAGGGATCGCGCGTACTACATGATGCCGGCGTATAGGTATTCTGATCAGTCCGACGAGGTGTACTTCTCGCAGATGTGGAGGTCGTTGCGGATGGAAGCGGCGCTACGAGGGAAGGCTGAGTTTGCTAATGCCAAGGCATGGTTTAACGCAGTTTCTACGAGTTTGCAGATCAAGGTGGGCGTGTTTGGTTCATACGATGACGCAATTGCCGAGATCTACGCCTGTGGGACCTTGGATGGCCAAGCTGCGTTGGAGGGGCTTGTTGCGCAATCAGCTGTTGTTCGCGTGTCGACACCTTTTGGTGAAGCTCGTGTGAAGCATGCCATGTTTGCGAACATGAACATTTCCACAGTGCCTCCTAGGGCTCAAGGGATGTCGGCTATTCCTGGGACCGTGGGTGTCGCCGGCAAGGACAAGTTGTTGTGGGGTGACGATGAGGAAGCGTTCATCATTCCCATACCGTTGCAAGCCACATCGTCAACGGCCATCGGCGCCGGAGTCTTCACAAGCGTGCCCGTGGGACCAACGTGCGTGCCGACCACCGTGCTAGGGTCACCTGCGAACGTTAACTACAATTTCACGGCTAGTCAGGCTGTGATGGCATCATCTGCGACTCATTATCGTGGGCGGTGCAAGTTAGTGCTGAGAGCGTGTACAGTTCCTGGGGCCATTCGTGGGCGGTACAGGTTCATGTTCACTCCTAACGGTCCTTTGGCTGTCGCTGGGTACTATCCGCTTGATGCGAACACGAGTAGTTTGACAGGTGGGTTGTATTTGGACATTGATACGGCAGAGAAGACTGAGTGGGAAATGGACATACCTTGGCCGACCGGCAAGCCAATGCTGTCTACGGCTCCGCTGACATCGTTTGACATTGGGACTGTGATGCCGCCAGCCTGGGCAGCCGGTGTGTCTGCGGTGGCTATAGGGTCGGTGTCTTTGTTGGTGTTGTCTCCTCCGAACACATCGTTGGGTACGACCGCTATAGAGACGTTTACGCTTACGCAGAAGTGGACAGAGGTTGAGGTCGCGGGTTCCAGTCCATTTTGGTCAGTTTCCAATTTGAACTTGGTCCCGCAATCAGGTATGGTTGAGGACGTGCCAGACGTGACCCAGGACTATACGGAGCCGGACACAGAACATTACGAGACAACGTTGGGTGATGAAGCATTTCCAGCAGTGACCACGGGCGTGGCTATCGGCACCGCAACGTCTGGTTACTGGTTGGATTTAGTTACACCTTACATGAACTCAACTCGTGTCGCGAACATTCTGACCGGGTCGTCGTTCTACAGGTCCGATTGGGATGTGACGATCACTGTGCCGTCGACGTCAGGGCAATACTCGCGGATGTGGTTCGCGTTCATACCGGCATCCAAAGCTGGTGGTTGGTCGGCTTCGAAGATCCCGTCGTTGTCTCGTTGCATGGGTTTTGAGAGGTGCAAGTCATACTTGGTGGGCAGTGATCGTGTGTTCCGCATTCGCCTTCCGTTCCGGTGTGTTGAAAAGTACGTGCCGTTGGCAGGGGCTATGGGTGCAAGCACATCGCCTGAGTTGGTGGGTGTTCGGGCTACGGCGGAGTGGTCGTTGGTGATATGGGTTGTCGACGGGTTGCTTGCCATCAACGGCACCGCTATACCTGTCACTGCTCAGGTCACTGTGAAGCCTGTGAATGTCTCCGTGCCTGGGACAGCCACTGCGACATTGGTGCCACACGGTGGTTTGGGTGATGTCCCGTCCGTCGTCGAGAGTGTGAAGGCGAAGGCGATCATGCCACCTCCGAGAAAACTACCGACTGTGCGTAGGACGTTCAACGAGTGCTTTGAGCTTGCGCCGATGATGACCATTGCTCGGAACAGTAATGTCACGTCCGGAGTAGGTGCTACGGCTGTGGACTTGATGCTCACGACTTACAGGTTTCTCACCCGTTTTAGTCCTTGGGATCCTAATCTTCTGGCGACTGGCGAGATTATCAATGCCATCTTCCTCGACAGTTTCACTTTCCGACGCGGCAGACCCATCGTTGCGGTGAAGGTGATTTCTGGACCGACATTCTTTATGAGGTACTTTGTGTCTTCCACATTGTACTCGTACAGGTTGTTGCCTCAGGAGGTGACCGGCATGAAGTTGTCTGCGTATGTCGACAGCACTGGAGGGTTGACGTCCTTCAATTCTGGGTCAACGTACGGGTGGCTGGTGCTTAATGCCAACCAGTACAACGACGCGTTTGGGAGCGACCTGGGAACCACGGTTGATATTGCTGGGACTGAGGCTTTGGCCGATGTATTGGTCGTTGATGTGGGCGAAGTTTATGATGTGGACTGGCAGTGGGTGCCGCACACCATTATGACGTCCTCGTACAACGTGTCGTACCCTGTGCTGCAGTTGGACTATCATGTTGACATCGGTGCATCACGTCCTGTCAACGCGAG